TTTTTCCTAATGTTCCTGCACTTTCAAATGTTTCATTTTCTGAATCTTTAATTATTTGATCGCAAATAGACAAATCTAAAACATCTTCAAAACAAATAATATAATCAGTGATGTTGTTCATTTGTAACTTTTTTTATTCCAAAAATAAGTTTTATATTTATCAATCCATTTACTATGCATTAAACTTAAAACTTTACTATGTGCTTTTTCCAAATAAAAACCCGACCACATTTTCCAAGACTCTCTTTTAAAAGGAATAACTTGCACCATAGGCTCTCCTTTTTTTATTAAAAACTGTTTATCTTTTTTTAATAAAATAAAAGGAAAATTAATTAAACTAACATATTTATCTGTATCAACAACTCCTTCTATAATTTTAAATCTTTCTTCTAATCTATTCATAGGTTGCAAAAATAAACAGCTATACCCTGGAGGTGTTTTAATTAACCATTTATTATGAAATTTTCCTGCATTTTTCCCAGTTTGTTTTTCCCATTGTTTTGGTAGTTGCACTCGATTATGATAACCAAAGTCGTTAGGTTCCCTGTTTGCTGGAGTAACACTAAAATCACCTTCAATTGGATCTACAAGATAATCTTGTTCAAAGAACATAACATATCCCATTGTCATGGAGTCTAAAAATGGCATACAAGTTTTTACAGTTGGTTGATGTAAATCGTTATCCGTAAATCTTTTTAAACTTTTATATTCATCAGGAATAACTCTTGAAGCAGGTTTAGGATGTGGCCATATATCAAGCATGTCTTTGTTACTTGCACAAAATGTAATTTTATTCTCAAACATTAATTTGCTATAAAATTAAAAGACATAGATCTTCTAAAATCATTTTTTATTTTTGTTTTAAAAGGCATAACACAATGTTGATGTCTTGCTTCAAAAATGTAAAAGTGACCTACTTCAGGTTCCATGTATTGACATGTTATACCATCATGTCCGATAAACCCTAGTTTTCCATCTTTATATTTTTGTTGAGCTGTTTCTGGTGCATCATTAATAAACTCTGGAACTTTTAAAAATAAAACAGTTGACCATCCTGTTTGATCATGATGCGTGTGAGGAGGATTGTATTCTCCTTCTTTCATATCATTAATCCAACAACTTAAGATTTCTAAGTTTTTATGTTTACTGTCTTTAGGGATGTTATAAAAATTTTGATTAAACAAACCCACTTGTTGACATGTTTCTATGTAATCAGACATACATTGTGTTATATTTTTAAAAATATTTGTTGTTTGTAATAATTCAGTAAACTCTAATTCTGATTGTAAACGTCCCGCTAATCTTGAACCCATTGAGTTTAATTTATTTTTATTTTCTTCATATTTATTATTCAACTCTTTAATTTCATCCATAGGTAAATTATAACATTTTACCATTCTTCCAAACATTGTAGTTTGCGACAACATCATTGTAAACTAACCCAAAACTGTATGCTAAATCTTTGCTCTAAAAAAGAAACATCTTTATCGTCTTCAGTATGTAAAGGAGTAATTGCATGAGAAATGTAAGAAGGAAAAACAGTCATAAAATTATTTTTATTTTCAACCTCGTAAATTTTATTATTATCCATAAACAACATGTTGCCTCCTTTTAACTTACTACTTTTGTTAAGAATTAAATTAAAAGTAAATAAGATATTATTTTTTTCATCTTTATGCCAATTATAATAACCTCCGTTATTATAACTAATAACATGTATATTCCACTGTAACTTTCTTGTTAAAAGTTCATATACTTTTGATGCATTGTTTCTTGCATAAAAATGTAATCCTTGATGAATAAACCAATAAGCAAGGGATTCTATAAATGAGTCACTATTTTCAATAGTTTTATTACTAATCCAAAAATCTAAACCACCACATTTACTACTAAAAAATTCTATTTTATCATTCCAAGTAGATAGTTGAAACAAATTTCTATTGTTTAATAAATCCGTGTATAATTCTTCAACATTTTTTTTAGGTAAAAAATTATTACAGGCTATAATATTCTCTGATAAGTTATAGTATTTCATTCTTTTTTCTGTCTTTTTCATAACATAAATTATGTGTCAAGAAAACAATTATAAAAAGATTACTTGATATATTCTGTACACATGTTTAAATTAGATCTCACCCAAAAATTATAAATCAAGGAGATATTATGGAAAATCAAGAAGTATTGAAGGCTATAGCTACCCTTGCTGATAAGGTGAGTCGTTACCACGAACGCTTATTAGCAGTGGAGAGAGAAAACGAAAAATTACAAAAAGAAATATTAGAACACAGAAACGTGCCTCATATACATACAATTCAAGGTAAACCACATAACTCCGATGCAACTGTTATGGTAACTGGTTTAGATTCTGATTTGGAATGTGAAGCCTGTAGCGCTTAATTAAAAAAATTACAAATAGAGTATCTAAAAGATCCGTTACCTGCCCATTGTAAAGGCGAGTGAAAAACATCCGAAGAAAAAAATGTAGCTCTGTTCTGTTTAAAACCAACGTGAATACTTAATTCATAATCGCCTGTTTCTGTTTTATGATAAAAACCTGTACCATTGTTTGTAGATTCTTCTCCATGCATAAAAATTAAACATTGATATTTTACACCCATTTTTTCGTCGGTGTGTGGTCTTGGCATATCATTTGCACCTACCATGGTGTATGTAGTTTGTACAAAATTATTTACATTAAAATTAAATTTTTTATTAATTAAATTTTTTATTTCGTTTTGAACATCACAGTCATTTACTAAAACATTCTCATGCCAATAACATCCGTTATTATCGTTAATTTTTTCTTTACTAGGTGGAACATATTCAACAGACATCATCTGTTGAACTATTTCGTTATAGATATTTAAAGGAAAAAAATCTTCTTCTATAAATACTTTACTCAGGAGTCACACCCAACATATCTGCTAAAGAAGGAGCAAATACTTTTATATCTCTTCTAATTTTTTCAGCAGTTGTAGATGTTCCTGGGTTATCAACATCAGCTTGAGCTTCTTCTTCTGAGTTATACTCAGCTCCTGTATCTACATGTGTTAACGTTGTTTCAGTCTTTACTTTATAATGTGGAATCTTTCTTCCATCTTCTGTTGTAATATGTCCTAGTAATTCAGCAGGTTCAACTATCGGCATCAGTATCTCTCCAATTTATATTAAAACTAATAATAACTCTATCATCGTCAGAACTATTTGTTTGTACTTCATGTTGTAACCATGATGGAAAAAAAATCAAGGAATTTTCAACAGGCTCCCATTGTACGCTGTGAGCGAGGTGTATAGAAGCTTTTTCTATTTTAGGGGGTGATAGTACCTCTGACTGTGGTTTAGGCTCTAGAAACACAATATTTCCACACTTTTTAGGAGCTTTAAGATAAAATACACCAGACAAGTAGTTATATGGATGCGTATGCACATTGTTTCGTGATCCAGGTGGATTTATCATGCCCCACATACCCGTCATCTCAGGGTTATAATTATCTTGTACATCCATGTGATTAAAACAATCTTTAGCATATTTAAGAATGTCACCAACCAACGGATTAAATTTTTTAATACTATATATTTCATCATGACTATGCCAACCACCAACATTAGATCGTGGCATACCCATCTCATCTTTTTCTCGTAGTTGATAAATGCTATCAATAAGATGTTCGTGGCCTTTTAGTTGTAGTGAAAATACGGGGGTAATAAATAACGAATGTAAATTAATCAGAGTTGTCCTTTCGTGACCTCCAAAAAACTGGCTATAATGTGCACCTGATTGGCAGCATTTGCTTGAACTTTAAGAATATCACTTTCTTGCAGAACTAAAGGTTGAGTCAATAATTCTGTTGTTGTAACTGTAGCAACACTCTTTGCTTTGAATAATTCAAAGGTTGCAGCGCCTCGGACAACTTCAACATCAACTAAAGTTGTTGAACCAGAGTCATTGCAAACTAAAAGAGATTTTACTACATCCGTAGTAGGCGGAACAGGTGGCGTTGCACCTGCATCAGCCGTAGGAACCGTTATAACAGTTGTTAAATTTGTTGTGGTAATATCTACCATTGCGCTTTTAAAAGTATTAGCCAAGGAAAAAAGCCTCCGACTGTGATTCTTCTTTTAAATCTTGTTGGTAGTTTGTGTTAAGTAAAAGAATAATTTGATCTAATAATGAAATCATTTGGTCAAATTGATTGGCGTCATATTCTTCTGTTGCATTTGGTAATCTTGTAATTGTTATTCTAGCCATTATCTTCTTCCATCTGGTCTAAGTTGTAGTTTTGTTGATCCAAGTCTCCAAGCTGTGTCATTAACTGTGTTAGTTTCATATTTAATTTTAACCGCTCTACCTCTACCCCTTACATCAATTTTCTCTGTAGTGCTAGTAATACTCCCTGTTGTAGTTACATTAGCTGCGGATTGTGGATACTGTTCAAGTGTTAAAGTAGCTGTCATTGTATTAGAAAGATTATCAAAATCTGGAACTAATCTACTAACCGACATAAGTTCATCACCATCAGCTATTTCAACAGAACCTGTTGTTAAGAAAGCAGGTAAGGCTGTGCCATCTGCTTGATTATTACCAGATTCATGCTCATAAATATAAGACGCTCCCGCCGTCAAACCTAGTATAGTAGATACATTTGCTGTTAAAGTTGCATCATATTCTGTAGCAATTGGTTGTTCATATACATAAGCACCAAGCCAAGTTGTTCTTCCGAGATTAATAGTATACCAAGTATTTTCTAAGTAATTGTAAGCAACGCCTCTGTCTATCGTTGTAGCATTTGATGAAGGATAGTACCAAATTATTTCGTTAAAAGCTGTATTAATACCACAAGCAATGTCATTTCTATTTGTGTAACTAAGATCATCAAATACATAATCTTGTACAGAACATGGCATTTTTTTAACAACGCCGTCATACATGTAAAAAGAATTATCTGACATCCAGTAAGAACGACCATTTATTTCTATTGCTGCATGTTGACCTATTAAACCACAATTAGCACCAAGTTGTCTAAGACCAAAAGTAAAAGGTGTACCAACAAATTGAACACCGTGAAGTGAGGTGTCTGTCCAAACAAGTATTTGACCTGATGATTTAACGGCGCCTACTATTCTAGAACCATCTGATATACGCAGTGAACCAGCTTCGTTTGTTGCTACTGGCGTATAATCTGTAGCATCCTCTCTATCAGAAAAACGAAATAATAAATCATCTTGTGTAGCTGTATTACCTATTGTTGTTTCTGTACCAAAAATCATTAAGTGTCTTGTATCAGTGGATACTAAACTAAATCTAGATGCAGTAGGAGCGTTGGATAAAGCCGTAGCTCTAGCGTCTATTGCACCAGAAAGATCTTTTATATATGTGCTAGCATTTAATACTGTAGCAATTAAATCTTCACCAAAATTATCTAATGACCAACTTCTTCCTGCAACAGTAATTTCTGATGCTGTACTTGGTTCATTCCATTTACCTGAACTCCAAGTATCTGTGCCCCAACCATATCCATAGGTAGAAGCAGTAGGTCCAATATTGATTTGATAATTAGCATTACCTGATCCACCTCCACCAGAGGTAGATCCAGAAGCTGCGCCAGTATGTGTTACTTTGTAAGTGTTTGCGTCAACATAAGTTGTAACTTCAAACTCATTGTTCATGTCTAAACCATCTATTGCAGAAAAAGAATCAAAGGTAACAAAGTCTCCTTCAATAGCACCGTGATTTGCGTCAGTTACTGAAACTGTTGTTGTACCATTTGTTGTAAAAGGATTTGTTAAGGCTGCTGTTTCTCTAATAGGTGTGATGTCATAAAGAGCACTACCTGAATATAAATATAATTTTCTGTCTGTACCTAAAGCAAGATATCTTGTTCCATCTAGACCAATCCAGCTATGCGTATCACGAACCACGCCCACGACAGTTTTATTTGGATCTGGTAAATAAACCCAACCTTTCCATCTTTCAGGTTTTCCGTAGTGAAACCGTACAAGATTTGAGTCAACATACTTACGTTGATCCCCTGCTGAGTAAGCGGTATCTTGTTTGTCAATGCCTGGTTGGAACTTTAAGTCAACTAATTTCATGTCGGAGTATACTAAATTATTTATTAAAACTGTGCAATAATTGATATTCTTGGAATAGAATCTTTTGAATTAAACAGTAAAGGAGAGTGCCACATGCCTGATTTGAATAGAATTCCTCTATTTTTTTGAAATCCTATATGAGTATTTAACTCATAATTATTACCATTTTTTACGTAAAATCCTGTTCCTTTATTAATATCGGTATGACCATCTATATAAAGAATCAACTGATTTTCAAACTCTCCCTCTGCTACATCTTCATGAGGGAATGCATTTACTTTTGTCGCCATAGTAAAAGACAAAAGACGAAATTTATTAATTTGAAATAAAGTTTTATTCTTTATGGTTTCTTTTATATTTTGAGCAACTGAGCCATTTAAATCAATACTTTTACTGTACCATACATGTTTTCCTTTTAACTCTTTTGATTCATATCCATGAGCCATGCTATCCCATTCAATATGAGGAACTTCATTAATTATTTTTAAAAAAACATTAGAAGAAAGAAAGTTATCTACAACATGTAAATCAAAAGAATCTGATATCATTTTGATTTAAATTGAGTGCCCACATGACCTTTAAATGAGTAATTACCCATGTGTGTCATGCCACTTATAATGTCAGCATAGATTTTACCGCCTATTTTCTGCCACAAACGACAAAATGCATAGTCCTCTGATAAATATCTTTTGGTATTAGGTTCTATCATTGTGTCAAAAAATGCATAG